TGGGGAGTCGAGCTGAGCTCGAAAACTGAACATAACGACTATTATTAGAATAAAATTCCCCAGCTCGACGCTGGTTGAAAACTTCTTTTTAAGTCAAAGTTAATCCAGCTGTCAAGCTGTAGCACCCAAATGGGTGGGGGTGGCCGTTTCACCCCGAGGTGCCTCATCACCTCCGTTGTTATAAATGTAAAACATGAAATATGCAATCCCCTCATGTCAAGCTACGAAGTATCTGGATAGCTCGCATACCTGTACCACACAGGAACGTTAACAAAGAAAAACACGTCAAAGTCAGGACCTGTCCCGCTGTAAATCTCAACCGAAGTGTCGAGATCAGCGACAGTAGAGTCCATTGGCTTCGAAATGTACAGATGATAATAATCATGCATGTACTCGGTGTTGTACGCACTCAAAGATGAGTTGTACATGTTGCTAACGTTAAAGGGCAAAAACTTCCACATTGAATAATATGGAAGGTTTGCACTGAAACCTGTCTGAGTGATTTGGTTTGTTAGAGCTGTGCCTGTCATTCCAGACGTGCCTCTAACTTGCGACCAATTCAAATACTTGTTGGCCAGATCTCTGGTAGGCCTGTTGTAAGCAACATTGTTGCCACCAGGCCAAGCAAGTGTCATGTCATCTCGATGGATGGAAACATCATTCATTGGAACCACGTTTCTACCATTGTTCGTTCGAACATTTATGGTGTAATTTGTGCTCCCTCTGAAACCAAGAAAACATGCTGCAACCCAAAGAGCTGGACTTTGCCGTGTGTAATTGAAACCAAACTTTGTAGCTGTCGTCACTAAACCAAACGCCTGACTTGCACCTGTAGTGGTGTAGCCAAAACCTCTTGGTAAATGTTGTAACGGCACGATAAGTCTTTGTTCCGTTCCACCAGTGTCACTACGAGGAACAAATGTCTGAACCAAGTTCTGTCGATGGAGCAACTCACGCATAGAGACGATCTTTTCTCCAAAAACTTCATGATATGTGTTCACATCACTATCACTTGGAGCGTTGAAGGTCTCAATGTAAGTTTTTCCAGACTGAACAGTATAGAAACTGCCTAACTCTGGTAAGTGGCACGGTCCTGCAAATTCGAGATTTTCAGCACCACGAGCAAACACCAACAAGTCGACATCCGAAGATGCCTCAGGTGCAGTAAGTCGGTTAATGACTCGAACTTGAATCATTCCGTTTCCGTATCCTGTAAATGTAGGTGTTCCACCATTAGACCAAGCTGTCAACGGTGTAGTCGTGGTTGCATTCTCCTTAAACTCAAGGAAGGGCAAAGCTTGCATGTAGGGGACACGTACTTCCACTTCATCAGACTCGTCGAGGTCGAGAACAATGTTCATGACCGCTGGAGTACCGTAACCTGGCATGTTTGCTGCATTGGTGCAGCACACATCCCAGCAGATATTCAATCTACCTCGGTGGTACTGTGTCTTGATGATCTTGAATCGGAAAATAATATCTCCTCTCCAATATTGGAAGAAACGTGAAAAATACCTCAATGGTGTGTCGAAGTTAACAAACTGCTTCGATTGGGTCAGGGTGTATCCTAACTCAGGTGTTACTGAAGATGTAAAGAGAACCTTGTCCTCAGCATCAGTAGTCGCCCAAAGTGTACCAGTCAAAAAACTCTCTCGTGAGAGGAGTTGACTGATTACTAAAGGATCCATTCCTTGTCCATCAACCGAAGAGAACAATGCTGTCTCTTGCTTGGGTTGTAAAGACAGTTTGTTCACTGGTTCTGAAATCTGGGATGACGTCAAAGCATGAAAAGGTAGATTCTTAATAGGCTCTACATCACGTACATTGGGTACGTTAGTGAAACCAAATATAGAAGCTACGCTTCCAATAGCACTTGAAACTGTCTCGGTTGCTTTCGCAAACGGACCGATAACAGGGACATTGGAGAGTTTTCCAGCAATACTCGCAACGGTTGAAGCAGGTCCTGAGATTTGGCCCGAAGGCGCATACTCTTTCTTGGACTGCAAAATCAACGATGCAGTTGGAGCTGTTAACTCAACATCTGTTGCCCAACAGTAACAAACGATCGTCACTCCAGTAGTTGTGACACCATTGGCTGAACGAAGAGCCGCATATTGAACAAGATCCACTTGTCCCATTCCGACAAAGTCAGAATTGAGTTTAGTGGATAGCCAATTTTTGTTGTTAATAAACGGCAATGTCATCTCTGCATTCGAGACTGACTGAGGATTCAACCAAACATGAGGTTTTTGGGAATATGTGATCTGACCACCAATAGTGGAGAGAGACAATCCCGAGCTTTCCGCATACGATCCAGTGTATGGGGTGTAAAAAGCTCCTATTGCACCATAATAAAATTGGCTTGCGTTCACAGTGAACTTTAGGTGCAAGTTGCAACGAATAAGACCAAATGTTGAAATTTTGTTCTTAATATATGCGTTGTTGAAAAAGGCTGCCCATGGGAAAAATCCTGTCACTGCACCAGAACTCGCGTTCTCGGTCCAAGTGAAAGAAAATATCTTTGTGGGTCGACTCAGGTATTGCCCTAAGTCTGCCTTTACCAATTGTGAATCAGCCACTGGATCAATCTGGTCATCTAAAACCAGAACTTCTGGGGTTGATTCATTTGTGAAGATGGTCTGTTGTACTTCAGACCTCTCGGAACCTTCAGTTTCCGGAACATTAAGCTGTGTCTCACTGCCAGTTGTTGTTTTAGAGAGTCGGTGATTGTCGGGAATGTCAGGTGGCTCATCCTGGCACTCCGTATGGTCCTTAAGTGTGTCAAGCTCCACACTTCCGTAAACACGGATTTCGGGGAACGCCCTAGCATGATTCTCCACCTGTTCCACACTCTGTCTCGATTGTAGGGCCACATTTTTGAGATAGCAGTAAATAACTGGCGGAGGGAGGGTTTGGTTACGACTAGCCTCCATAGCCGCGTTGCGAACATCTGTTTTCCAGAATCTCACAACGTTTTCGTCCCAAGTGGGACGTGGGTACCGTTTCTGAGCTTCCTCGAGCTTCTCAGAAACAGTCAGGTTATCAATCAAATCTTCAACTGCCATGAAAAATTCTTTTCCATGAAAGAAGGCCTCCATTGAAGCACTAACAATAGCTTGAGCTAATTGTTCTTCTTTAGTAACAGTACGAGATGCGACCTGAACGGTCATCATCTTGAAGATGCTCTCCTTATCTAATGGAGCTACGTGGACTCCTAACATCTCTGAGTATGTAAACGTACGCTTCAAGAACGTACACTCAGAGAGCTTAATATAAGGAACAGACTCACTCTCTTTATCTGCCATAGTG